TTTTAATGCATTTTTAGTAAACTCTTGATAAGTCAACGGACGTAGATGTATTGTAAGATCGTTAACGTGTACTATATTTTCGTAAACTAAATTAGAAAAGTCATCTAATACGTCACGTAGATTAAGTTCGTACTCTCGTTCTTCGCCAGTAACTGGTACTTTAGTAGTCATAGTTAGCGTTTCACCGTATGTTGCCATACGAATTGCAACTAGTGCAGCATCAACATCGATACTTGGCATAATCCAAGCATTTTTAATTGCCGGAATACAGCTTTGAATAACATCAACAGTTGCTTGACCATTTAGCAAAGCATCAGGTGTTTTAAAAGTAAGCTCGTCCTTTGCTGTCATTGAAAATACTTCAAGCTCTCCGGACTCAGTAACGTCAATTGAACCTGGTGGATAGAATTTATACTCTGAAGGCAGGGCAATATGTAGCTTTGCTTGCCTAAAATATTTCTTAAGCGGATTATTCTGGTTACCCGCATTGGCATTATAATTTTGCATTTTTCTCTCCGTATAAATACAACATAAATACATTGTACAAGTTTGTATCTACTGTATTTATGTACGTATATAACCTAGGATCCTAAATAATGGCTGAAGAAGTAAAAATTGTTGATGTTGCTGGAGGACCAGCTGCAGAAGCCACATTACAAGAACTATTAAAAGTAATGAAAAGCCAGGCCGGTGGTGGTGGTGGTGGTGGAGATAGCAAAGGCGCTGCCGCAGCACAAGGTTTGTATACTACAGCAGTAACTAGGGGCACTAAATCGCAAGCAAAAAATACCAAAGGAATTGATAAAAGCACTAGCGCACTAAACAAAATGGCTAGTGCAGTAGGCGGCCTTGTTACTGGTACATTTGGAATTCTTCAAAACATTCTTGGCGGTGTTATCGGAGTTGGTGTTAACCTAATAAAAGCATTTGGTGACGGAACTGGCACATTAACCGATATGGTAAGTGCGATACCCGGTATCGGAAGTATACTTGGAATGTTTACAGGGTATTTAGATAACACTCTAACAGTATTCCAACAGCTATCTAGTTCAGGTGCAAGTTTTAATAACAATTTAACAGAGATAAGAACTAGTGCAGCAGGCGCAAAAGTAAGTCTTGAAAGTTTTGCTAGCCTTGTTGGAAGTAATACTGAAGGCTTAGCAGCGTTCGGTGGTACTGTTACCCAAGGTGCTGCAATGTTTGGTAAAGCACGTAAGGCACTTAACAAATACGAAGGCGACTTATTGAATATGGGTCTTACGTTTGAAGAAATAAACGAAGGCCTAATGGACTATATGACATTAAACAGAGCAGGTAGCCGAGGTCAACAACAAGATATGGCAAAACTTGCAGAAGGCAGTGCAATGTATAGTAAAGGCCTGTTAACATTGTCTAAATTAACAGGCAAGGACATAAAAGCACAAAAAGAATCGCTTGCAGCTAAACAAAACGACATTGCATTCCAAATGCAACTTTCAAAATTACGTCCTGAAGAACGTGCAAAGGTACAAGCAGGTTTAGCAGAAGCATTGGCTGCCGGCGGCGATGTTGGTGCAGAATACTTTAAACAACAGTTCTTAGGAATGCCGCCATTGACTAGTGCAACACAGTTGTTTGTGTCAACAATGGGCGATAGTGCTACTGCAATACGAAGTATGCACGAACAAGCAACAAATACCGGCGTTACAATGAAAGAATTTAGTGCAGGGACAGCAGGAAGACTAGCAGACTTTGTTGAAGGGCAAGCAAAAGCCGGTGCTAGTATGGAAACTATGCTAATGGCAGCAGGCGCAGGACTAGATGGTCCTGCAGGCGAAATTGCTAATATTATGAACGATATGGGCATAAAGTTTACTAAGTACACAGACGATAATGGTAACTTTAATAAAGCACAATTCATACTAGACGCAGAAGCCGCAGCAAAAGAAAACGACAAGCGACAAGACGCTGCCAAGGCATTACTATCATTCCAATCAACACTAAGAAATATTAAACTAAAATTTGAAACAGATTTAGTTGCACCGTTAACTACCTTAGTTGGCCCAGCATTATTAAAAATATCTACATTATTTGATGGATGGGTTAAAGGTGACGGCAAAACAATGTTTGCATCTGTTAAAAAGATATTTGATAAGTTTACTGTCGCATTAGATGCATTTGGTCTAGGCGGCGCATTAGACACGTTGTTTACAGACCTAGGCGCATTGCTTGGTCCAAAATTAGAAACAATGATGGGAACAATCAAGGGATTCTTGTTTGGTAAGACAGCCGAAGAAGTTAAAACAGAATTAGCAGCGCAAGAGTCAACACTAAAAGCTAAACAAGAGTCATTACAAGCAGAATATGATAAACTTGAAAAGGCTATTAATTCTGGAAACCTAGTAGGCCCAGAATCTAAAGCAGCAGAAGAAAAATTTGCTTCAATTAAAGCTCAGCTAGAGCTAGTTGACGCTAAAATTATTGAAACTGGAGAGAATTTAAAAAATCCAACTGCTAGTGCTGGGCTATTTGGCGATATGTTTGGTACTATTTGGGAATCTATAAGCGGAATGGACTGGGGAACAATAGCAATATCACTAGGCGTACTAGGCGCAGCCATTGTTGCGTTAGGATTTGTTGCTAAGCCAGTTGTAATTCCACTAGTTGCTATAGGTGTCGCAGCAGCAGGTATAGGAGCTGGCGCTGCCGGAGTATCACTATTAATTGATTCAATTACCGGTTCGGTTGGAAAGTTAGCAGACGGACTTAAAAAGTTTGAAAACTTAGATTCAGGTAAACTACTTGATGTAGGAACCTCATTAGGTCCTCTTACTGCGGGCATTATGGATCTTGCCAAAGGCGGAATTGTAGCAAGTTTTGTTAGTGAAGGAGCATTAGAAGGTCTTGCTAAAGGTATTAAGTCCTTTGAAGGATTAGATGCTGCAGGACTTACTCCGATTGGTACAGCTATAAAAAGTCTTGGCGATCCTATTAAAGAAATAGCATCGGCAGGGTTCTTTGCTAACTTTGTAAGTGACGGAGCATTAGAAGGTCTTGCTAAAGGTATTAAGTCCTTTGAAGGCTTGGATGTTAAAGGATTAACAGCAACTGGTCCAGCACTAGCAGCGTTACAACAAGGTATTGCTGCATTTACAGGAGACGGCGTACTTGATAGTGTAAGTAAAGGTGTTGGCGGATTCATTAGTAGTTTGTTTGGCGGCGAAGAAGGACAGTTTGATGCGTTAATTGACGGACTTAAAAAGTTTGAGGAAGTAAATGCTGATGCAATACACAAAGTTGGAACTGGTTTACAAGGACTTAGTGAATTTGCATCTTCAGATGTAGACTTAGGACAAATTAATTTTAGTGCTGACGGGTTACAAAGATTAAATGATATTACCAAAACACTTGACGCAGATGCAATAACCAAGTATAATGAAGCATTAGAGAAGTTAGTTGAAGTACTAGGCAATTTAAACGAAGAATTAAGTGGCGCAAATGCTCCAGGTAACGCGACAGCAGGAACAAATGCAGGAAGTAATTCACCAGCAGCCAATGCTTTAGGAAATATAACCGGATCAAATAGTCAAGCAGCGACAGATCGGTTAAATATGTTAGTAGGACAATTAGTAGACTTGCAAACTGAAAATAACAGAATTGGCGGTAAAACAGTTAAAGCACTCGGCGGAAATATGCAGGCTTAACTTAAAATTAGGATGATTAATAAATGAGTTGGAAAAAACATTTTACTCCAGTACAAACTGGAAATAACCCGGAAGGAAGCTATTCACCGTTTACCCGAGCAGGCAGCGGAAGTAATCCTGGACCAGCTCGCACTAACTATTCGTCATACTTGCCTGATGTATATGTAGGTTCGCCAAACAGAGTTGAACGCTACGGACAATATAACACAATGGATATGGACAGCGAAGTTAATGCTGCACTTGATATCCTTGCTGAGTTCACAACACAACAAAACACACAAAATAAAACACCCTTCCTAATTGACTTTAAAACTAAAGCAACTAATACAGAAGTTACACTTATTCAGCAGTACCTAAAGCAATGGTGTAAATTACAAAACTTCGAAACACGTATGTTCCGTATAATGCGTAATGTGTTTAAGTACGGAGATCAATTTTTTATTAGAGATCCAGAAACTAAAAAATTATTTCACGTTGATCCTGCAAAAGTTACAAAAATTATTGTTAATGAGAGTCAAGGTAAAACACCCGAGCAGTACATAGTTAAAGATTTTAATTTAAACTTTGCTGATATGGTAGCAACTACTCCTTTCCAAACAAACGGCAATTCTACAGGCGGCGGCGACGGATACTTACAAGGTGGCGTTCGTGGAATGGTTGGTAACGTAACAACTAGTGCTGGCGGAAATAGATTTCAAACAGGTGAAAACGAAATATCAGTTGATGCAGAACACGTATTGCATCTAAGTTTAAGTGAAGGATTAGATTTAAATTATCCTTTTGGTAATAGTTTATTAGAAACTATATTCAAAGTATTTAAACAAAAAGAATTACTTGAAGATGCTATTATCATCTACAGAGTTCAAAGAGCGCCAGAGCGCAGAGTATTCTACGTTGATGTGGGAAATATGCCATCGCACCTAGCGATGCAATTTGTGGAGCGTGTTAAGACGGAAATACATCAAAGACGTATCCCATCGTCAACAGGCGGAGGCACTAATGTCATAGACAGTTCATACAATCCGCTGTCAATTAACGAAGATTACTTTTTCCCACAAACTGCTGAAGGGCGTGGATCAAAAGTTGAAACATTACCAGGTGGAACAAACCTAGGAGAAATTGATGACCTTAGATATTTTACTAATAAGCTCGTACGTGGTTTACGAATCCCTAGCAGCTACTTACCAACCGGGCCTGATGATGGCGGTTCTCAGTACAGTGACGGAAGAGTTGGAACAGCCTACATACAAGAACTAAGATTTAATACCTATTGCGAACGACTACAGAATCTAGTTGCTGAAGAAATAAATCAAGAATTTAAAAGATATATGTTAGAAAAAGGTCTAAACATTGATACAGCAATGTTTGATTTACGTTTCCAACCACCACAAAACTTTGCAAGTTATAGACAAGCTGAAATTGATAATGCTCGTGTACCAACATATACACAAATGAGTGCAATACCTTATATTTCAAATCGCTTTGCAATGCAACGCTTCTTAGGTATGAGTGCTGAAGAAATTGCAGAAAACGAAAGACTATGGCGTGAAGAAAATGATGAAAATCTATCACAACCCGAAACAGATGCAGCAGGTGAAATGCGTGGATCTGGAATTAGTTCAGCAGGTATTAGCTCGGACTTAGGTTCAATTGAAGATACTACTGGTGAAGAACCCGATCCTACAATGGGCGGAGATGAGATGGCGGCAACTGCCGATCTCGGTGATGCTGCTGCTGAAGCACCGGCAACCGACCAAACGATATAAATACTGTTATGATACTACGTGAATTATTTTATTACGACAAAGAAACACTCGAACCTATCGAGGATAATCGCTATGAAGCAAGGGACGATGAGTCACCTGTAGAAAAGGGCGACACACGCAAAACACGTCTTACATTGCGCCAAATAAATAAAGCCCGCAAAGCATCTGAACTACATACTACTGAACAACAAAAAGAATTAGGTTTTGTTCGTCAAATGTATGGAGTAGCAGCAAATGCTGATGCAGGGATTTAATGGCAAAAATAGATAAGTCACAATACACTAAAGCAGAATGGAGAATACTAAAAGAACAAAGACGCCAAGAAAAACGTCTTAAACTTTTAGCAAATACTATTAATGTTGATAATACATCTGCACAAGATACTGCATTTGTAATTGGAAACGGTAAAAGTAGACTTCCAGTTAATTTAGAACAAATAAAAACAAAAGGAAAAGTATATGCTTGCAATGCAGTGTATAGAACTTTTCAGCCTGATCATTTAATAGCAGTTGATGTAAAAATGGTTTTAGAAATTAACAAAGCAGGCTTTCAACATAACAATGCTGTATGGACTAATCCTAATAAGTCTTACGAAAGAATAAAAAATTTAAATTTCTTTAGTCCTAGTAAAGGATGGTCAAGCGGACCAACGGCGCTATGGCTTGCAGCACAACACAGTTACAAAACAATATACATTTTAGGCTTTGACTATAGAGGCGTAAACAAAGGCCAGCAGTTTAATAACATATATGCTGATACAGCAAATTATAAAAAATCAACAGACAGTGCAACCTTTTTTGGAAACTGGATGCGTCAAACAACCACTGTAATACGTGAAAATCCAGAAATAAACTTTAAAAGAATTATAGCACACGATAACTATATTCCAGATGAGCTAAATAAATTTAACAACTTAGAACATATTTTGATTGATGATTTTATTAAAATTTTCAATCTATCCTAATATTTTCATAAACTAGTCGTTTTTAGCCTATATCTACGTAGTTTTTCGCATAAGTAGTAAATACAACTGACAGCCTTACCATAGGTAACAACTTTATAGGAGAACAAAAATGGCAGATCGCAATAA